ACCTATTGCAGGTGGCGGTGCTGGCGGCTATTCTGGTGGTGGCGGTGGCTGGGCCAATACATCACCTGTAAGTGATGGCGGTGGTGGCGGTGGTAGCTTTATTGCCAATACTGTTATTAGTTCCGTAGCGACCAGCGACGGTAACTATAATGGATCAAATGTCTATAATGCTATTAGTATCACTAATCTAGCCGCGTGGAATTCAAATTCTGGTTATGTACAGATCACAAGAATATCATAATCATTGACAACTGTTGAAATTTAGTATATAATACATATATGCTGAATATCATCTCTGATTTCATTAAAAGCCTATTACCTGCAAAACGTAAAACAACTCCTAGTGGTTGGATTTCGTTCAATGCGCCTTGCTGTGTACACAACGGAGACTCAGCAGATACACGTGGCCGCGGCGGGTTAACTGCTAACGCAGATGGTAGCGTGTCATATCACTGTTTTAATTGTAATTTCAAAGCCAGTTATCAACCAGGTCGTCATTTAACATTTAAATTCCGTAAATTACTGTCATGGATGGGTGCTGGCGATAATGATGTTAAACGTCTGGTAATTGAAGCTATCCGTATTAAAGACCTAGTAGCACCAGAACAAGTAACAGAACCAGAAGAAAAAGTTGAGTTTAAGGTTAGAGAGTTACCGGAAGGCGCAATTAGTTTCCAAGCACTGCTCTCATTTCATTTGCTTGATGATTTACGTAATGTCCCGGAACTGTTAAATTCAGCAGTTGATTATGTTAAAGCTCGTAAAATTAACACAGACCGTTATGATTTTTATTGGACTGATTCAACAGATCATAGTCTACATCAACGTGTGATCATTCCTACAATCTGGGAAGGCCGCACTGTTGGCTACACAAGTCGTGCATTCGTAGACGGAGTAAAACCAAAATATTATAGCAGTTATGAACCTAATATGGTGTTTAACACTAACAATCAGCACCGTGATAATAAATTTGTTATCGTCTGTGAAGGCCCATTTGATGCTATGAGCATAGATGGTGTAGCAGTCTTAGGTAATGAATGTAGTGAAGTTCAAGCAGATATTATCGATAGCCTAGGTCGAGAAGTTATTGTGGTCGCCGATGCCGATAAATCAGGTAGTAAGTTAGTTGATGCGGCAATTAAGTATGGTTGGAGTGTGGCATTCCCTGTATGGCAAGAAGACACTGACTGCAAAGATATTAGTGATGCTGTGGTCAAATATGGTAAGTTGTTTGTGCTTAAATCTATTATTGACAGTAAAGAAACGAGCAAGTTAAAAATTGAACTCATGAAGAAGAGATTGTATAATTAATAATATGTCAAAAGAATATACCTCAGATTTACAAAAATTGTTTATAGAAATGATGTTGCAGAACCCAGAAAGCTATGTTAGGGTTCAAAACATCTACAATCCAGAAAACTTTAGTAGAGAACTACGCGAAGTAGCTAAATTTATCAAGTCACACAGCGATGAATATAAAGCTATGCCCACGCATGAACAGATTAAAGCAGTTACTAATGTAGAGCTTAAACATGTACCAGACCTAACAGATGATCATTACAATTGGTTTATGACAGAGTTTGAGGGATTTACTAAACAACAAGAATTAAGTCGTGCAATCTTATCAGCGGCAGATATGTTAGAAAAAGGTGATTATGATCCAGTTGAAAAACTAATCAAAGATGCAGTACAGATTAGTCTAACCAAAGACATGGGCACAGACTATTTCTATGATCCAAAAGCACGTATTAACAAATACTTTAACAGTGGTGGACAGGTAAGTACTGGTTGGCCACAAATGGATAAACTCTTATATGGTGGCTTTAGTCGCGGAGAATTAAACATCTTTGCAGGTGGATCTGGTTCAGGTAAATCACTTGTAATGATGAACATTGCCCTAAGTTGGTTACAAGCTGGCCTAAGCGGTGTGTATGTATCACTTGAATTGAGCGAAGAACTTTGCGCACTTAGAACTGATGCTATGCTAACTGACATGAGTACCAAAGATATTCGCAAGGATATAGACACAACTGAGCTTAAGGTTAAATTAGTAAGTAAAAAATCTGGACAATATCGTATTAAAGGATTGCCTGCACAGAGCACAGTTAATGATATTAGATCATATTTAAAAGAAGTGCAACTCCAAACAGGTATTAGAATTGACTTTGTTATGGTAGATTACTTGGATCTAGTAATGCCAGTATCAGTTAAAGTTAATCCAAATGATCAGTTTATCAAAGACAAATATGTCGCAGAAGAACTGCGTAATTTAGCTAAAGAATTAAATGTGTTGTTGGTAACAGCATCGCAGTTAAATCGTAGTGCTGTTGAAGAAATTGAATTTGATCACAGTCATATTGCTGGTGGTATATCTAAGATCAATACAGCAGATAACGTGTTTGGTATCTTTACCAGCCGTGCTATGAAAGAACGTGGTCGTTATCAATTACAGTGTATGAAGTCACGTAGTAGTACTGGCGTAGGACACAAGATTGACCTAACCTATAACATCGAAACTATGCGTATCACTGACGAAGGTGAAGATCTAAGCGGTGATAGTAATGGTGCAAGTCGTAATGTAAACAACGTATTAAACAACATTAAATCAAGTTCAACTGTAAACAAAGACACAGGTGAAATACTACCTAAGATTAATGCAGAAGTACAAAGTAGTAAACTTAAGAGTATGTTAGCAGGTCTTAAAAATTCAGAATGATAGTACCTGGTCACTATTGTGCCAGTTTACAAGCTGGGTTACAAATCACATTAGGACAGAATTCAACAATAAAAGTCAGTCCTTGTGTGCTAGATCCTGTTGAATTTACTGTCACTGATCATCAGGTCTTTGACCATCCTAAATTAGTAGAATTTAGACAGCGTAATCAACAATCACAGCAACTAGAAGGGCATTGTGCAGCCTGTGAAGAATGTGCCTGTACTGGCCTACGCGGCCGTAATCGTAGCAGTTCCAATATGCTCTATGTTAAAGATGAGCTATTATATGAACAACAGGGTCCTAAACTCATAACATTCAAATTGGATTATGTCTGTAACCTAGCCTGTGTTACCTGTGGTCCAGAGTTAAGCACCCGCTGGCGCAGTATAGTGCCATATAAAGGCCCTACTTACGCCGATGAAGACCTAATTAGATCTACTATTCGCAACATTAATCTAGAACAGTTAGAAACAGTACACATCTTTGGCGGCGAGCCCTTGCTAACTCGCACACACGAAATTATCCTGGAAGAACTATCTGCCTATGGTAAGAATATAACTGTTTGGTATGATACCAATGCCACAGCCTATCCCAGCGAACGTACTTTGGAGTTATGGTCAAAGTTTCATTTGGTTAGACTAAAGTTTAGTATCGATGGTGTAGGATCTAGTTTTGAATATCTACGTTGGCCTGCTAAGTGGTCGCAGGTAGAAGATAACATACTTAAAATGTATGAAAACTTGCCAGTAAATCACATGCTAAGTGTGCGTCCTGCAATGGGATTCTTAAACTTTCATTTGGTTAAAGACATACTTGCATGGCAACAATCTGTTATTCCTACTAATAGACTAGGTGATCTAACAGAGTTTGAGTATACTCCTGTATACGGAATTTATAATGCCAGCAACATGCCACAGGCCATGGTTGACGAACTGCGTACAATGTATCCCGAGAATGATCCTTTGTTTGATATCTTACCACCATTGGCCAATAATCCAGATCAATTGATAAAGATTCGTATGGATCTAGAACGTTTAGATCAACAAAGAAAACTTAACTGGCAGAATTCCTTGCCTCATCTAATACCTTACTTAACCTAGGCAAATAATCGTTTATACTAATACCTTTAAGTTGGTCTTGGTGTGTGATTTCGGTAAGAAACTTATTATACAAACATGCATCAACAGGCCTATCAAAGAATGATGCCAGGTCCGGATATGTTAATTTAACTGATTCTGGTAATACACTGGGGTGAAAGTGCAGAGGAAAAGATACAACATTGTGATTGAATGGTAATTGGTTGTTATTAAACCAATCAACAGTTTCACGGTAGTATAATACATTTAAATTACTAATAGTATAACTAACAGAAATAGACATATTAGCTCTACGATAGAATCCTATATTATCTAATAGATCAGACCATTTAAGCGGATAGCGTAGATATTCAAATACAGGACCGACTCCGTCAATACTTAGGTTCATATCTATGTGTTTAAACTGTGTAAGAATATCTTTTTGATGCTGAGTTAATTGTACAGATCCATTTGTGGTAATGACTATTTGACATGAGGTATTGTTGACTGCTATGAGTTTTTCTAATATCTCAAAGTTTTTTCTTTCATATAAAGGTTCGCCGCCTACAAAATTTAACATAACAATTTCTTTATAGTCGAGTGAATCTATAATAGATGGTTTAATAAATTGGTATGTTTTTTGTTTAGTTAAGGTAGCCCAAGCTGAACTATGTGTTGCACTGCAGGTTACGCAGGTACTATTACATACATTAGACGTGTATAATTTAATAATTCTAGGAACTGTCTTGCCTGCAACAACAGATTTTTTAACTAGGTCGATATCAATATTGGCATAGTAGTCATATGCAGAATTCTTTAGTTGACGATCGCTGGTACGCCCTTGGTCTTCTAAAGTCCAACACTTTTGACAAGCAGTTGGTCGCTGTCCATCAAGCATTTCTTGTTGGATACGCGGAATATTAGCAGTCTGTGGCAGTAAACAACATGGTGTAGTTTGGCCATTAGCTAAGTACTCTATACCATAGAATGGTAGCACACAGAAGGAATCATTCATTGTGTTATATTTAACTTTGTGTTATACTATAAGAAATAAATTTGTAATAAATAATATAAATTGGAGTAAGACCTTTGCAAAAGCGCACTCGTAGCATACTAACTGAGTTAGATGAACTCTTAGTACATAAGGACAAAGCGAATCTAATAGAGACTCGCGCTAATAACATCATTAATGGTGCTATTAACCTTATCAATCACATACGTGAAAACTATGACGCCGAACAAGCAGGCGAACTAGAACGTCGTTTGCTTAATGCCATTAAAGGCCAAGATCCAGCAAAATTCAGCCGTGGCATTAGGAAGTTAAAAGATGAAGATTAATGAAGTTGCAGTAAACAAGAACCAATACCTGTATGAAGGTCTGGCACCTAAATACAAAAAATCTATGCAACTATGGGAAAGTGTTGGTTCTGTTATTGCTGAGGCACAGCTATCTCCACAACAAATTTCAAATCTATTTCAACAAATTGAACAAGGCGCAATCGCCGGCGGCAATAATAGAACAATTATCGGCAAGGGCAAAGACGTAGCCACTGCAGTACAGGCCGCATACAAAGACCTAGTAGGTAAAGTACAAAACAGCGGCCCAATGCAGAATGTAGATGCGGCATATAATGACGTTGCTAACAAATTAAAAACAGCCACTGGTGGTGATCAAGGTGTAATGCAATATGTACAAAAGTACAGAGACTTTGCTAAAGCACACCCTACAGCACAAAAATTAATCTACGCCGCATTAATTGCGGCCGCAGGTATTAGTGGTGCTGGAGCAGGCGGAGCAGCCGCGCTTGGCCTACTAAAAATGACTGACAAGTTATTGCAGGGTGAGAAATTTAGCACCGCAGTGGGACAGGGAATTAAAACTGGTGGTATGGCCTATGCCGCAGGCCAAGTTGGTAAGGCTGTACAGGGCAATCAACCACAAACAACTACTACAACACTACAACAACATACAACTGGACTACAGCCAGCAAGTCCTTGGGATATTCCTGCCGGTGTTAAGAAAGAATTTCCGTTGGATAAATTTACATATAAAACTGATGGCATAGATCTTAATATATACAATCAAGCAGGTAAATTAGTAGCTACAAGACCCGGTGTTGATGCTATGAACGAAAGCATTGATCGTGATATGACTCTGCGTATGTGGTCATTGAATGAAAGCCTAGGACGTAGACGCAACAGTGTTCATCTAACAGAATCAGGTGTATTACAACTGTTTGTTTTAGTTGAAGGCGAAGGTTGGGATACATTTAAATCAGGTGCTAAACAGGCATTTGGTGGAATCGCTGGCATGGCTAAAGGAGCCGCTACAGGTGCTAAAAATATTGCATCACCTTATGCCCAAGCTGCAAAGGAAAAAGCTGCCCAATTTGGTCAAAATATGACTAATAAAATTACACTTGATAAACTACAATCAGCATGGAAAGCGGCTGGTAGTCCAACTGACAGTGATGCAATTGCCGCAGCGTTAAAATCTGCAGGTGTTAGTGACGAAGATATTGCACAAGCATACAAGTCAATGAATATACCTTATGCAACAGAAGTAGACCAACAACAGGCACAACAAGCTAAAGATCAGGAAGATGAATTGTTAGGCAATAAACTAACTGCTCAGGCCGCTAGAGGTACTCCTAGTGAAAAAGCTGGATTTAAATCTAAACTACTTAGAGCATTTGGTGCAAACGATGCGGCTGACGCAGCTGATGCTAGACACGCTGCTAATACAGTCTTTACGAATAAACCACAACGTGGATTAGACGATGAAGAACCAACGGATACAGAATTAGGATATGAACAACCTATTGATAGTGAAACTGGCGAACAAGAGCCTAATGTATCGTGGGATCCAAATAAGAGCATGTTAGATATTGATGGTCAAAAATATCAAAAAACTAATAAAGGTTGGAAAGATTGGAATACTAAAGATATTATTGATCCTAAAGATGCTAGAGAACTTGATGTGGCATTTGATCAAGCAACAGGAAGAAAGCCTGTTCCTTCTAAACCTAGTCCGACAGCTAAACCTATTCAAATCAAAACAAAAAGTGGTGAAACTATCACTAAGAATGACCAAGATGGTAAGTGGTACACAGAAGATGGTGGTGAAATAACTGATCAAAACACCATTGATACTCTTGAGCGATTAGCAAAAACGCAATATCAGAATAGACAAATGTCTGGTGTTCAGAATCCCGCAAGTAGAGGAAGTGCTGGTGTGCAGTCACAACTAGAACCCGCTGACACTGATATAGAAGAACCAGAAGATGACGATGAAGAACCAGCAGTGTTTACATCTAATAGAAGAACACAGCAACAGCCTGAAAAGAAACACACAGGTGGTCGTAAGGCAGGGCAAGAACTAAGCCAAACTGCTAACGCTCAACGCAAACGTGAACAACGTAAAGCCGCACGCGATGCCCGTAATGCCGCACAGACAGTAGAAAATCCGCCTGTTGACAATTCTGTACAATCATCACAAGATGCAATTAAAGCGGCATTAAGACAGCGTCAATCACAGGGCCTTTCAGAGTACGCAGAATTTAAACGTAAAGTATATAAGTTAATCCGATGAAATTGTTTGAAATTAAAAAAGAAACACCTAAATGGTTGCTAACAGAGTCAGCAAAGAATACTCACCTAGAACATTTAGAAGACCTAATCTTTAACAGTGGTTACGCAGGTGCCGTTGAGGCATTAAACTATGTAGAAAGTCTACGCCTAATGTTAGCAGAAGGCACAGGCACAACTACTAAATTAACAGTTAAATGGGACGGTGCACCTGCAATTATCTGTGGAATTGATCCAGCAGATAGTCGTTTCTTTGTAGGTACCAAATCAGTATTTGCCAAAGGTGAACCTAAACGCTGTAAGTCAAGTAAAGACATACAGAATTGGTACAGTGAACAACCTGAGTTGGCTAATAAATTAGAACAAGCACTAAAATACTTGCCTAAATTGGGCATTGGCGGTGTGGTACAAGGTGACTTAATGTTTACAGAGGGTGATATTACCACTGTAGAAGTTAACAATGAACTTTGCTATGTGTTTACACCAAATACAATTACCTATGCTGTACCAGTTAACAGCGTACTAGGACAACGTATTGCACGTGCTAAGATTGGTATTATATTTCACACAGCCTACGAAGGCGATAGTATCGAAACAATGACTGCTACGTTTGGTATAAATGTTGCAGGGTTCTACCAAAATGCCGACGTATGGTTTGATGACGCTACCTACAAAGACTATACAGGTATTGCCAGTTTAACACCAAGTGAAAATCAGCACATACAAAAATTCCAAGCGGCAACATTGGCAACTATGGAAAAGATTGGACAAGAACGTTTTGATATAATTTTAACTAATAAAGAGTTTGCTAAAAATATCAAACCGTTTATAAACAAAATGATACGTCAGGGATCGCATGCGGAAGATCCTACACGTTTCCTTAAGCAATTTATGACTCATTATCAAGATGAGCTAATGAAAGGTATTGAGGAATTAAGTGGTGGCCCACAAGGACGTGCGGCACAAAACCGCTTGAACAAGATCAAAGAAAAAGAACAATGGATGGCAGATAATAGTAATAATCTATTAGGTGTATTGGCAGTATATAAACGTTTTATTGAAATGAAACATATTCTTCTACGTAAACTATCACAAGTAGAAGGTATTGGTACATTCCAAAAGACCAACGATGGATATAAAGTAACTGCTCCGGAAGGTTTTGTGGCAATTGGACACGACGGTGGTGCTATTAAATTAGTAGATCGTTTGGAGTTCTCTAGAACCAATTTTTTGTCTAGATGATAAATAAATGTAAGCGTCGTAAAGACGTACAATAATTAGGAGATTTAAAAATGACAATCGCACGTACAAATGGCTGGGCACGCCCAACCGACACAGGTAATGCACAAGTAACAGGCCGTACACTTACACATTACACAGTATCATTAGCTAACGTTCAAGTTGGTTACTCTGCTCCAGAAAGCAACTTTGAAAAACTAATCCGCGCTATTGAACAAGTTGGTTCAGTAGAATTGATTGGTACACCATCAGGTGGTTCTTTCCGTGTTGCTATCTCAGGTGCTGCACCTTCAGATACAACTGGTGCATATAGCCTACAAGGTTACTGCAATACATCAGTAAACGGTTCAGGTGTTTCAGGTACAACTGTAGCACTATTCACATACTAATTAAAACTTAGTAAGCTGAATCTTAAAAAGCCCTTTTTATAAGGGCTTTTTTATTGGCTATAAATATCATTGTGAATAATCAATTATATCTTTATCAAGGCTACACTCTAGTAGACATTACGCCAACAGGCGTAATAACTCACACCGACGAACAAGAATTAGAACGTAATCAACAACGTAATTGGGAAACGATTCAACAGATTATTAGTCTGCGCACACAACCCACTATAGTATCTACAGATAACTTTGTAGCTGATATTAAAGATTATAATTTTGGAATCAATTATACTAAACGACATAGAATATGGACGTTTACATTTTCATCCGAATATCAAGACGTATATGCAGACGGGATAGATGTATTTGGTCTACTTAAATATGATTTTAAAATTACTCCTATAGTTGTTGGATTACATGAAACTGCAGATTTCCCACAACCTATCTTTTATCCCAACGGCCCGAACAATAACATATACTTTAAAACTTTGGCAACTTAAATAAATATTAATTGATGCTATAACTCAACATCACGGCATATATTAAGGCACATTATTAAGGCACACAGCAAGCATCGCTTACTTGGAAAGCGGATATGTCAGCACCTACACAGATTGAAAAAGAGAGCTTAGAAGCCCACGTTGAGTTATGTGCCATAAGGTACAATAACTTGGAAACTAAACTATCAAACTTAGAGCAACGTATGGACAAACTTGAGCTACATTTGGTAGACATCAAGAACAGTCTGACGAACACGGCATTAAACGCAGAAAAAAATGTAATCGACGGCAACAAACAAACTATCAATATCTTTGTCACCATTGGTGGCGTTATCTTAGCAGGCTTAATTGGTTTTATCACACACGGCATTTTCAAATAACTAAATACTGTTACTATTAGGTTAACAGTATGAAAATCATAGAATTAACAAATAACTTATTATTACCTATCACCAATGAAGAAAGTTCTTTATTAGAAAAATTCATTGGTGAGGAACTGATTGCAAAGTCTCAGTTAGATGAGCGCGAGCAATTATTAGCTAATCAATTAACAGTCAAAGACGTATTACTTCGAACAAATGAAGCCGGAAAAATCTACTACAAAAAAATCGTTAGCTGAATTTGATGTTGAAAAAATTCGCAGATTTGCCACGGCTGAACTGGCTAAATTAAGTAATGGTCCGCTACCTTTTTGTTATCAACTTGGTGCAGACACGTTAATAGTGGGTAAGTATAAAGTAATCAAACAAAATGATAGATGTTGGACAGTATTTGAGGGAACAGATCAGATATTTGATTTTTTTACACGTAAAGATGCTATATTTTACTGTATAGTGTTACACAAAGAAGATCATAAACTGGCAAAAGAAATACGAGATAACGATAAACTATTAGGGCAGTTAGAATTTGATGCTATATTATACAGACATCGCTATAAACAAGCTCAAGAAGCAAATGATGATTGGAAAATAGAGCTATATAGTAATAGATATACGGAAACTATGACACGTATTGAACAAACTAAGAAACAATTAAAGAAAAGTCTAGATTCGGCTAAATATATTAAAGTTTAGGAACTTATAACCATGAAATTATCTGAAATGTCTTTGACATCTCCAAAAAAAATTAACAAGTTTATGGAAAGCCGTTTCGGTTTTGCTATTAACTTTGATACATTATCTGTTGCTAAAGCAGAGCGTTTAAGCGAAACTATCAACGCTAATCTAAACAAGATTCGTCATAGTTCAGCTTTTCATACAGCAGAACAAAATCCACGTTATATGGAATTGCTAACTGTTCGCGAATCATTAGCTCAGTGGATTGATGCACAACGTCATCAACTAAACGAAGGTGAAGTTAGCAATGCCGAAGTATTGTTGGCTGCTAAAGATATGGTTGACAGCGTACAGGATACAATTGAGAAAGTTGGTAAAATGCAAAATGAACAACTTCCACAATTACTTGACAGCATCCGTGACCAAATCGGTTCAGAACAAGCTGATGCATTTAAAAATGCTGTAGGTGAAACATTAAATCAATTAATGCAAAATCTACAAACAGCACGCGAAGGTGTTGACAACGGCGTTCGTGTATTAAGCGGCGAACAAGTTGACAATCCAATGTCAATGGGTGGTGATTTACCTCCTCCAGAAGGCATGCCAGGTGGTGATTTACCTCCTCCATCAAGCGATTTTGATTCTGAAGAGTCGGATGGCTTTGCGGCTACTGATGCTGCTGTTGGTGGTCCAGAAACATTGGGTAGAGAAAAACGCTAATGCGTTTATACGAATTTGAAGATGGACAACATGGTCCAAATAATGTTCCAGAAGCCAATTTAGTAACGGCTCTGGAACTTATTCGTAACCGTTACAAAGATGTTCCAACTCCAGCAAAGATCCGCACACAGTCGTTAATTAACATGATCACTAACACTGATCGTACATTTAATTACGATGCACTTGTAGCGGCTAATGAAGAAAATCCTGCAGTAAAAAATCTAATCAAAAGTTTTAACCGTGACTCAGTGGAACTACAACCATGGGGTGACGAGTTAGAAACTGACGAAGAAACAACTAATCCACCAGAATCTGTGCCAGGCGGTAATGTTATGCAACAACCAGTTATATCGGTTGATGACATGGCTAAGCGTGCGGCTAAGAATCGTGGTGCACCAATGGCATAAAAGATTTGACTTAGCATCCTAATTAGCTATATACTAATAATATGCTAATTAAACGATACGACTACACCCCCATAAACAGAGAAACAGTAGACGGCAAACGCCACTATTGCTTACCAGACGGTAGTAAAGTTCCAAGCGTTACTACTATTCTAGACCGTACTAAACCCCAAGAAAAACGTGAAGCACTTAACAATTGGCGTAAGTCAGTTGGCGAAAAGAAAGCACAGGAAATTACCACAGAAGCCGCTGGTCGTGGCACACGTATGCACAAGTTCCTAGAGGATTATGTACAGAACAATCGCACGTTAAATGATCCAGGAACCAATCCCTACAGTCAACAGGCACATCGCATGGCCAAGGCTGTTATTAATGAAGGTCTAGTACATGTTGACGAAATTTGGGGTATTGAGGTTCCTTTATATGTTAGCGGGCTCTATGCTGGTACTACTGATGCCTGCGGAGTTTACAAGTCAAAACCTGCTATTTTAGACTACAAACAGACCAATAAACCTAAGAAAACTGAGTGGATTGAAGACTATTTTCTACAGTTAGTAGCATATGGTCTAGCACATAACGAAACCCACGGAACTGATATACAACAAGGTGTTATTCTAATGGCAGTAGCACCTAAGCCTAATGAGGATGTACAGTATCAAACCTGGACTGTAGAAGGGTCTGATTGGGAACATTGGACTAATAAGTGGTTAGAAAGAGTTGAACAGTATTACAAACTCAACTAAATATAAGATATAGATTAAGGTTGAGAACATGGCTGTAATTCAAATTTCCAGAATACAAGTACGCAGAGGTCTAAGCGAAAATTTACCCGCACTTGCCAGTGGCGAGTTAGGATGGTCAATTGACACACGTCAATTATTCATCGGTAATGGCACAGCCGACGAAGGCGCCGCAGTACCAGGTAATACTGAGATCCTTACAATTTACAGTAATGGAGCCGACCTATCTGCAATAAAAACAAACGTAACAATTCTACTAAGTAATGTTTCTACCCTACAGGCTAATGTAGCAACACTGCAATCACAGGTTGGATTCTTCACTACAACCTTAGCTGATAATACATCAACTCTTACTAATACTGCAATTATAATTAATTCGTTGGGTACACAAACGATTGATTATAATATTGTTCGTGGTACTACAGCTCGTGTTGGTACACTTCGTGTAACTCAATACAACGGTGGTAATGTTGCGTATCAAGATGACTATTCAGAAACAGCTAATACAGGTGTTATCTTAGGTGTATCAACTTTTGGTAATATAGCAAAAGTAACCTATGTAACTACCAGCACAGGTAGCAGTGCTAACGTAACCTACTACGTAAAACAATACTCATAATATGTGGTCAAACTTTTGGATGCTTAGGGTTAATGAAAGATTAATCCAATGGAAGGATTTTCGTCATAAAATCAGCGATCTTCCTTTGGCTAAAGCAGTAGCCGAAGTTAATAGTATGTGGAGCACTGCTCCATTTGTTACCTATTATCTACCACCTGATCAACCAGACATGTGGCCGGATCCTTGGGAGTTGTTAGCCGAAAACTACTATTGTGATGTTGCTAAAGCTCTAGGAATCCTGTACACTATATACTTTAGTAGTCATAAAAATGTAGACTTAGAGCTACGTATCTACTACGACTATCAAACAAAAACACGTTCCAACGTAGCATGGATTGACGGTGGGAAATATATTCTTAATTACTGGCCGCACGAGATAGTAAATACAGAACTAATAGAAGAAAAGCAATTACAATTACTGTACAGTTACACAAGCAAAGAGCTACAGTTAGACAAATATTAAAAAGAGGTTATTCAAGTGAGTATTATTCAAGTCACAAAACGCAGTGGAGCACGAGTGCCTTTGGCAGTTGACAAATGGCAAGCGCAGGTTACTAAAGTATGTGCTGGTATTGCTGACGTTAGTCAGTCAATGATCGAAATTAAAGCACAGCCGCACTTTTACGATGGCATCAGTACACGAGAGATTGATGAAATTACTCTGCGAGCGATTGTTGACCTAATCGACGTAGAATCAAACCCAGATGTAGGACATGTAAATTATCAATACGTAGCAGGTAAACAACGTTTATCGATGTTACGTAAAGATGTCTACGGCGACTACAACCCACCACATTTATATGAAATTGTCAAGACCAATGTAGCCACAGGTCTATACACAAACGAATTACTTGATTGGTACACTGAAGAAGAGTGGAACAAGATGAATGACATGCTTGACCACGAAAAAGACGAAGAATACAGTTATGCTGCGATTGAACAGTTAATCGAGAAATACCTTGTACGTAACCGCAGTACTAAACAAATTTATGAAACACCACAAGTGCGTTATATGATCGCTGCCGCAACAGTAATGCACAAAGAAACAGAGGGCAGATTAAAATATATCAAGGAATATTATAATGCGGCTTCTGATGGTCTTTTCACTCTTGCTACTCCTGTGCTTGCTGGACTTGGCACTCCAACTAAACAATTCAGTTCTTGTGTGCTTATTCGTAGTGATGACGATTTGGATAGCATCTTCGCTTCTGGAGAAATGATGGCCAAATACGCAAGTAAGCGTGCTGGTATTGGTTTAGAAATAGGTCGTTTGCGCCCCTTGGGGAGTCCTATACGAGGCGGGGAGATCATGCACACGGGTATGATTCCTTTCCTTAAGAAGTGGTTTGGTGATTTACGTTCATGCAGTCAAGGCGGCATTCGTAACGCATCAGCTACTGTGTTTTACCCTATCTGGCATCATCAGTTTGATGATTTAATTGTGTTGAAAAACAATCAAGGAACAGAAGAAACCCGTGTTCGTCATATGGACTATGGCGTAGTATTATCTAGCTTCTTCTGGCGCAGATTTAAGAACAAAGAGCAGATTACATTCTTTGATCCTAACGAAGTACCTGACTTATACGAAGCGTTCTATAGCAATACAGAACTATTTGAAGAGTTATATGTTAAGTATGAAAAACGTAAAGACCTGCGCAAGAAACAAATGGCCGCAGAAGAAGTATTCAAAGGTGGCATCTTAAAGGAGAGAACTGATACTGGACGTATCTATCTTGTGTTTATTGACAATGTCATGAATCAAGGCCCATTTGATCCAGAATACCACACAATTTATCAGTCAAATTTATGCTGTGAAATTCTATTACCTACTAAGCCGTTTAAGCGTCTTGATGATGATGCTGGCCGTATTGCTTTATGCACTTTGGGGAGTATTAACTGGGGTGCGTTCCGTAACCCTGAGGACATGCGCCGTGCTTGTCGTGTTCTTCAGCGCAGTTTGTGTAACATACTTGACTATCAAGACTTCTTGAGCATACAAAGTAAATTAAGCAACGATGAGATACAACCTTTGGGTATTGGTATTACAAACTTAGCCTACTGGCACGCAAAACGTAGCTTTAAGTATGGCGAAAAGGATGCCCTACAAGAAGTTAAATCTTGGATGGAGCATCAGGCATTTTATCTAACAGAAGCCACAGTTGAGTTAGCTAAAGAACGCGGTGCTTGTAAAGATTCAGCTAAAACACGTTATGGCCAAGGTACGTTTCCTTGGGAATTACGTGCTCGAGGCGCTAACGAATTAGCAGACTTTACACCAGAATTAGATTGGGAAACTCTACGTACTGATATGAAACAATATGGTGTGCGTAATGCTACTTTAATGGCAGTGGCACCAGTTGAAAGTTCTAGTGTTGTTATTAACTCAACTAATGGTATCGAAATGCCAATGAGTCTAATTAGTGTTAAGGAAAGTAAAGCAGGCTCGTTTATTCAAGTTGTTCCAGAATATCACAAATTGAAAAACAAATATCAATTGATGTGGGAACAAACTGACTGTGCGGCCTACTTGAAAACTGCGGCTGTTATTGCGGCCTATGTTGATCAAAGTATTAGTACTAACACATTCTACAATCCAGCACACTTTGCGGATCGTAAAGTACCAACTACATTGATCGCTAAGAATTTGATGCAGGCTCAATTGTGGGGTATTAAAACATTCTACTATAGCCTAATTAACAAACAAGGTAGTAAGGCAGTAGCAGAAGACTTGCCACCGCAAACTGCACAAGCGGAAGAATACGTTGAAGAAGATTGTGAGAGTTGCAAACTATAGTGTCGAGCCCCAATTTACCGTTGAGCCACATTGGCTGTGCTATAAGAAGAAATAGGGAAAATTCTTTGCTTGCGGATCCTTGGGTACCCTATTGATCGCTCGACTGAATATTTATAAGAGAAAATTATGTATAATTTTATTAAGTACGTTACACTACAAGAAAGCAAAGAGCCTAAAACTCTTACGCAAACACCTTTGCCATACGCTCGCAATGCTCTAGGACGTAGTCTAAGCAAGGGCTCACTAGACTATCACTACGGTCAACTATACAAAGGCTATGTTGATCGTTACAACAAAGGTGAAGGCGACAGTGACTTTAACGAAGCAGGTGCATTTTTACATGATATTTACTTTACTCAATTTCAAGCACCTAAAGGCAGTAATCAACCTACAGCCAAAGTTAAAGAATTTATTGAAGAACACTTTAAATCTTTTGATAAATTTAAAGAAGAGTTTAGTAAAGAAGCAATGAGTATCCAAGGTAGTGGATGGGTTTATTTGTCATATCGCGGTGAAATTAAAACAATTAAAAATCACGAAATACGTAAAGGCATTGTGTTGTTAATTGACTGGTGGGAACATGCTTGGGCACTTGATTATAAAGCAGACAAAGCCGGATATCTAGACAATCAATGGAAAATTATTAACTGGGACGAAATAGAAAAAAGACTATGAGTAAAGAACAATACAATTTAAAAACTAAAACAGACTATCTACATCGCAAGATGTTCCTTGATCCAGCAGGTCCTGTAACTATTCAACGCTTTGAAGAAGTTAAGTATAACAAGATTGCTAACTTTGAAGCAACGGCTAGGGGGTTCTTTTGGCAACCAGAAGAAGTTAGTCTAACCAAAGATGCTAACGATTTTAAAGATGCATCAGATGCAGTCAAACATATTTTTACCAGCAACTTACTACGTCAAACAGCCTTAGATAGTCTACAAGGCCGCGCACCTAATCAAGTGTTTGGCCCTGTGGTGAGTATTCCAGAACTAGAAGCACTGATCAGTAACTGGAGTTTCTTTGAAACTAATATTCATAGTAAGAGCTATAGTCATATTATTCGCAATATCTACAATGTACCTAAAGACGTGTTTAATACTATTCACGACACTGAAGAAATTGTAGGTATGGCCAGTACAATTGGCAACTATTATGATGCTTTACATGCTATTAACTGCCGTAAAGAAATGGGAGAAACAGTTAGTGAAACAGAACATATTAAAGCTATCTGGTTAGCTCTACATGCAAGTTATGGCCTAGAAGCATTCCGCTTTATGGTATCATTTGCTACAAGCCTTGCTATGGTTGAAAACAAGATCTTTATTGGTAATGGTAACATTATCAGCTTGATCCTACAAGACGAACTACTACACAAAGAGTGGACAGCGTTCTTAATCAACCAAGTAGTAAAAGAAGATCCACGTTTTGCCGCAATCAAAGCAGAATGTGAAGATGAAGTATATCAGATGTACTTGTCAGTTATCAAGGAAGAGAAAGATTGGGCCGATTATCTGTTCAAAATGGGTCCAGTTATTGGCTTAAACGCTAATATTTTAAAAGATTTTGTTGATTATACAGCCGTTGATGCGCTAAAACAAATCGGTATTAGATATCAAAGCCCAGCACCAAAGACTACACCAATTCCTTGGTTCAACAAACACAGCGATACCAGCAAGAAACAAACAGCACTACAAGAATCAGAGTCAACCAACTACGTCATTGGTGTAATGGGCGATAGCATTGACTACGATCAATTACCGAGTTTATAAGAGAGAAAAGATGTTAACAGTATATTCAAAAAACAATTGTCCCTTTTGCGATAAAGCAAAACACTACCTAAAGACTAATGGGTTCGAGTATGAAGAAATTAAAATCGATGAGAACCCAGAAGCACGTGAATGGTTGATCAATGAAGGTCACCGCACAGCACCACAGATCTACAACAATGGTAAATTGTTAGTAGAAGGTGGTTACCAAGGTTTAGCTAAATTAAATGCTGAACAAATTCAAGAACGCATAGGAGCAACAAATGCTTAAAGAGAACGGATATAGTAAAGATACAATTGTAAGTTTCAAATTAGTCAACGGTGACGAAATCGTTGCTAAAATTTTAGAAGAGGATGCCAGCGGGTTTACGGTTAGCAAGCCATGTACAGTTATGCCTAGTCAACAGGGTATAGGTCTACTGCAAAGCCTGTTCACAAGTGACTTAAATAAGAGTATACGTCTAGAAAAAAATCATGTAATGATGCATGCTCCGACAATTATAGACATGAAAAATCATTACATCACAACAACTACTGGCATTGAACCAGTAGACGCTGGCGGTATTATAACCTAAGGTAAACAAGTAACATGTCAGAACATGATATATCGTTAGTAACATCACAAGCAGGATCTGTAATTGCCGAAGGGCAAAAGGTCAGCTTAGGTGTAGCCAGCGGCGGAATTACACCTAGCACAATTACTGCTATGATCGGTATTGCCAGTGGTGCGGCTCTGCAGTTTGCACCAAGTGTTACTAATGCTATGAGTGTATTGTCGACACATGCTGGTTATAACTCTAACAGTGCAGGATATATTCCCGGTGTATCGGGCCCGACAGGCACTGCCGCAACTGCACTGTCTAGTTTAACTACATTACAAAACCAAATAATGCCTTCTGGCAATCATGGCGCATTTGGACAGATTTTAAATCAAGCACACAGTCATATTGGTGATGCTAAAGAAATACAATCATCTACAAGTTTCATGCAGAATACCAGCTATGCTGAATGTGGCGCAGGTATTACTAATATGAGTACCATGGCCACACAGGGCCTAGATGGTAGCCTGGGTAGCTTATCTGGCGCCGCAGGTGCATTCACAGCCGCTGGTCCTGTATTTGACCTTAAAGACATGAGCAACTTTGGCACAGGTACTGGTTTAATTAACAAGTTATCCAGTGTTAAATTAGGCAATGCTTCTGGAGTTAATGCGGCATTGGTACAAAATGGTGTTGATCTAAACCGTTTAAATGATCCTAATTACAGTGATACTATTACCAAGACTCTAAGTTCAATTAATGACCCTACAGTTATTGCCACAGTAAAAGATCAATTAGGAATTAATCCTCCTGGAAATATCACGAACCTAAATGATCTAACAGATATTACTAAATTAGCCACACCTAATCAAATCAGCGGATTAACTGGTGGCCTAAGTGGAATGTCTGATAAATTCAGCGATATGGGTGCTAAATTTACCAGTCCAGCAGATGCTGCTAACATGCTAAACAACATAGAAATTCCTAATGTTCCTAGCTTAAATGCCGCCGCACCTGACCTATCAGCACATATAGGTAGTTTAACTTCTAGCATACAATCATTAACAGGTGTAGGTCACGGAGTATCTGGATTAAACGGAGCCAATGGACTACCTAGCATGACTGATTTTACACATGTAGTCAGTGGTGGGCCTGAGATTGCTAATATAACATCGGCGGGAAGTTTAAATGCCAGCCAAGTTAGTGCGTTAAGTGATTCTATTACTAAATCACAGGGACTTATGTCTGCGGCAGGTATTGATCTAACTTCGGTTCCTGCACCTAGTCTGAGTACAAATATGACCTTTGCTACTAACCTACATAAATTTGGTGCAGATGCTACAGGATCTGGTGTAGCTGATGTGCTTAAAGGAATGGCTGTGCCTGGTAGTTCATTTGGTGATAGTATTGTAAATAGTCTAGCCGAAGGTAAGAATATCGCATTAATGAAAACACAAGGTATTAGTCCAATAAAATTTGGATAACATGTTAACTGACCCAATTAATGAGTACTATAAAATAACCAATTGGTTAAGTACATTAATTGGTTCAAATATAACTCCAACAAAACTGGTCAAGCGACTACGTAAATTTCTTAAACAATCACATCCAGTTAAAATTTCATTAGAATATAACACAGTATTAGACTTTGACGATTTTGCTATATCAGCAGAGTATGATGTATGGAGAGATGAAGATGGCAAAAAGCCAATAGCACTTTCGATATACATTAATCATCTATTGGATGAACCATGGACTATTACCGAAGATATAGTGAATGCATTATCTTTGGATATTGTTGAAGCATTGGCCCACGAATACCAACATCTATACCAGTATCGCATACGCAATTACATGTTAAACGAACCATTTTTTAGTACAGTAGAGGATCAAGAACTCAAGGAAGAACAAGAATATCTAGGTCAACTAGATGAAATAGATGCCTATGCTGCTAACATAGCTGTGAGAATGTATATTAAAAACCACCCAATGCCGGGAACTAACTGCAGTTTGGATCTAAACAAATATCGCACAGCATTTGGTAACAATCATTGGGTGGTGCGTAGATTACTTAAGAAGATTAGTAAACGTCTTCTTGAACTTCGTGACCTAGATAGTCAGCGTACCTTAATAAAAACATAGTCTGTAGTTGCTCGTCCCAAAAGTCTAGTCGAATGTCAGTGAACCTATCCATAAATCCGTTATTGTCACTGTCACCATACCAAGTATGTTCTCGCACACTAAAACCTAGATTAGCCTTTAATCGCCAACTGACCAACAAAGTAGTACGTCCGTAGTCCTCTATAATCTTTTCCTGCAACTTGTGCCAGGAATTCATTGATAGTGTAAGTGTTTTAGCCATTAAGACCACCTCAAACAAAAAATAGTATAATCTTCTTCTTTATCAAATGCCACGCCTAGGTGTATATAAAACTCATCCACGTGCCATCTACACACAGTGACACTACTATCCATGGCCATCAACCAACCTGGTAGTTCGCCGGCAACAAAATATCCATTATCTCGTTGGAAATGACCTTCGATGCTGTCTAGTAATTCACCGTTGATTATTGCTTTTTTCATTGGAATTTTAACGTAAACATTAAAAACTTATGTTCATCTACTACTTTGTATCCATTGATACCAATCATACCGCCACCACCATGGTTAAATTGAAGTTCTACACCATACTCATCTTTTAACCAAGCATAGAACTTATTGTTATCGTTGTCATTGGGTACTAAGGTCTGCCAATAATGATTACTCTTTAATAAAAATTTATGAAGACGATATAAGTCAGCATCTGGATCAAACGCAGTATTAGCACGAGCTTCTGGTGTACTGTATAAATCATTTTGTGAAGACATAAACCCCTTCCCATTTTTCACGCCCAGCAACTTTATCATTGCCTACACCTGGGCGAGTGTTTAGCATCATCTTGATAGTCTGCTTGTGTTTAAATCCTAGTTTTGCAGCAGTCTCAATCCAACGGTCGACTACTTTAAATTCTTTGTTACCATATGATTTATAGTCAGCGATGTTAGTGGCAAACACACCATCTGCATTTAAACCCTTGTGAATATTTGCCATAGTAGGCACAACATATCCTTCGAACCATTCATCAAGTGTAGTAAATTGATTCATACACTGTGTGGGTTCATCACTGTACTTTTCTAAGTTAAAGTACGGTGGACTACTAAATGCTAGATCCACGTCCTCAGGAACAAATACTTCACTGACATTCTTATGTAATGTACCTCGACGACCGAGACTATCATATATACAGTCATTTAAGTAGTGTAGATATTCTATGGTTTCTGTGTTAGGATCCACCGCAGTATAGTTATAACTCATTGTACTGCCGCTGATGCCTAAGAGCCTTCCGCCGTAGCCAGCACTGTAATCATAAACATTACCCCATAGAACAGGACATAGGTACTCAGCAATAGCACAAGCATTCTGTGGTTTAAAATTCTGGATATTTTCTCCGGTAACCAATTCCAACGCTCGTCTGAGTGCTGTAGGGCTAACAAGATTATCGCCAGTCCTAAACTCAAAGCAAATGCGTATGGCGCGACGCAACTTAGTATCATCATTGAAACGATCCTTTAAACTATTGCTGCCACGACCCTTAGGTTCGGCAGTCATCATATTTGGAAAACAAAAACGGTTAATGCTTTGCCCTTGATTGTTGCCAAGTCCTATTACACCATTCTTAACTTCATTGTAATTACTTAAACTTAGATTACGAATAGCAGAGTATAATCCCTGTTCGGTATAATAGTTAATTGGTACAATATTAATTGAACGGTAGATATTAAACACCTCTTCGATAACCTGTTCTGGTGCTTGATCGTACCGCTCTTTAGTATAGTCTGCTAATTGGTCTGCTACACCTTCGTAGCAGGTAAACATATCCGTGCCCTGTAGTAGTGCATGGGTATGATAATTGTCTGTACCCCAAGTTTTGTGTAAATCTGCTATACCTATCATTACTAATTGTATTCCTATGGCTATTATACTTTAAATTAGTTCAAAAGTCAAGTCAAAAAACAATTCAGCTCGGCGATTGATAATTATGTGCATGTTATTAACTTCATATGCACCTGGACAGTGAGTATTAAGCCAATCAATTAGCGTTTTATATTCAATTGAATCAACATCTTCTGCTAGAGCATATATACAAGCTCTAGGGCTCTGAGAAATTTTTTTAAATTTCATTCTGCAAACCTTAGGACTAACAGTGTAAACAATTTGTCAGAGATGTTAATTTGTTTCTCAAACTTCCACCAGTCTGGATCAGCAACACCGTATTGACTGTGTTCTGTGTCTAACCATTCACGCACTTCATCATTGGCAACTATACGATGCATCTTGCGACCTCTACGATCAGTCCAGGATTTGTGTATACGATATTTGTATAAAGACCAAATCTCCTCCATGACCATACGATCAATAC